CTACGAATGGCCCCGAGACGGGCGACTGATCTGAACTTCAGTTTAGAAAACTGAATACCCCCCCCCTTGATCCATCTCCCCGAAAGCACGGAGGTTGTGTCGTGGGCATATGGTATGCCTCGCGAGAGGACGTCAAGCGCGCCCTCGACGTCGCCGAGACCGCCCGAACTAACGGGCAGGTCGACAGGGCGATCGACTCTGCCTCCCGTTCCGTGGAGGGCATGCTGCGCCGCACGTTCGCTCCGCAGACCGCGACCCGGTTCTTTGATTGGCCGAACAGGCAGTACGCCCGCCACTTTCGGTTGTGGCTGGACGCCGACGAAATCATCTCGGTGGACACGCTCACCGTCGCAGGGGAAGTGATCACCTCATCGGACTTCTTCCTCGAGCCGGCCAACACCGGGCCGCCGTTCACCCACCTCGAAATTGACATGTCTTCGGCCGCGGCGTTCTCGGCCGGTGACACGCATCAACGGTCGATCGAGATTGAGGGCGTGTTCGGCTACAACGCCGAAACCGAACCGGCCGGAGCGCTGGCCGAGGAGTTGGACGCGTCCGAGACCGGGGTCGATGTCACAGACTCGGCCGCCGTCGGGGTTGGCGACATTCTGCTCATCGACGACGAACGGATGATCGTTACCGGAAAGTCGATGCTCGATACCGGGCAGAACATCGGCGGCGATCTGGACGACCAGAAAAACGATGTCACCGTCCCAGTCAGCGACGGCACAGAGTACCCGGTCGATGAAACCATCCTCATCGACTCCGAACGCATGCTCGTTGTCGACGTCGCCGGCAACAATCTGACCGTCAAGCGCGCATTCGACGGCAGCGTGCTGGCCACACACAGCACCGGCGCCGACATTTTCGCGCCGCGCACTCTGACGGTCACCCGCGGCGCCTTGGGCACGACAGCGGCCACCCACGACGACGAGACCGCCGTAGACCGGCACGCGGTGCCCGGTCTGGTGCGAGAACTGACCATCGCCGAGGCCATCAACACCATCGCCCAAGAACAGTCCGCATACGGGCGCACCATCGGCACCGGTGAAAACGCGCGCGAGGCCAGCGGCCGCGGACTGCGAGACATTCGCGCCGAGGCCAAGCAACGTTACGGACGCCGCTCCAGGACGGGGGCGGTGTAAATGACTGTCTCCCGTTTCACCGTCACCACCCACGGGGCGATCTTCACCGGGCAGGCACGCAGCGACATCCGCAAGCTCCTCGACGACACCAAAAAGGAGGTCGCCCGGGCAGGTGAGCAGCAGATCAAGCGCAACCTGTCCGCGCGGATGAAGGCGCCCACCGGGTTCTACACCTCGCAGATCCGGGTCGAGCCGCTGGCGAAGTTCAACGACCAGCTGATCACCGACGGCGGCGTCGTGTATGGGCCGTGGCTGGAGACCGGCAAGTACAGCCCGCCGCGCCGGTTCAAGGGATACCGGGTGTGGCGGCGCACCATTTCCCGGCTACGCCGGTGGTGGGTACCGGTCACTCAGCGCAAGCTCGACCAGCTGATAAGCCGATGGAATGCGTAGGTGAGCCTCGTGAGTCTGCCGATCCGCTCCATTCTCGACGCCATGAACTCGCACGCCATGAAGCTCGGCGTATTCGATAAGGTCGCCGGCCACGAGCCGAAGAACGCCCCCGGCAGCGGATTGTGGGCCGCGTTGTTCCTCGGCGACGGTGAGGCGGTCGGCGAGGTGTCCGGGCTGAACGCCGTCAGCGGCCGGGTCGAGGTACAGATCCGTATCACACAAAACATGCTCGCCGAGCCACAAGACGACATCGACCCGACGATCGCCGACGCCGTCGATGCTCTCATGGCGGCCTATTGCGCCGACTTCACCCTCAACGGGCTGATCCGCAACGTCGACGTGTTCGGTGAGACCGGGCAGCGGCTGGGCTGGCGGGCCGGCTACGTCGAGCAAGACCACAAAATGTTTCGGGCCTTCGATGTGACGGTGCCGATGATCGTCAACGATTTCTGGAGTTTGGGATGAGCGAGAACGAGGTCGCCATGATCGCGGCGCGGCTCGACAGGATCGACGGGCGACTCGAAAAGCTGCGTTCCGAGGCGGTCACGTGGAAGCCGCTGCTCGGTGTCTTGAGCTGCATGACAGCCGTCATCACTGTCGTCATTACGGCCGGAACATTGCTGCGCTAAGGAGGAGATTGATATGGCAAAGAGCTCGGGGCTCGGGGCGCGGTTCTTCGCCGCCGGGGTGGATCTGTCCGGCGATATCGGCGGGCTGTCTGCGATCGGCAAATCGCGGCCGACCAAAAACGTCACTGGGATCGACAAGGACGGTATCGAGCGCATCCATCTGCGAAAGAACGGCCGGGTCGAATACGCGGCGCACTGGAACCCCAGCGGGGCCCACGTCACACTCTCCGACCTGCCCACCTCCGACCAGCTGGTGACCTACTGCCACCGCGCCACGCTCGGCTCAACAGCAGCCTCGATGATCGGCAAGCAGATCAACTACGACGGCACGGAAGCCGCCGACGGCGGGCTCGACTTCACCGTGCAAGCCCAGTCGAACGGGTTCGGCCTGGAATGGGGGCAACTGCTCACCGCCGGGGTCGAGGAAACCACCGGTTCGGGCTCGCTTGACGGCCTGGACTACGGGGCCACCATCGACACCACCGAATTCGGTTTACAAGCATATCTGCACGTGTTCGCGTTCGACGGCACCTCGGCCACCGTCGCCATCCAGGATTCCGACGACGACGCCGACACGGACCCCTACGGGAATGTCACCGACGCGGTGTTCGCCGCCGCCTCCGCGGTCGGCACGCAGCGACTCCAAACCGACCGAGACCAGACCGTTAAGCGGTGGCTTCGGGTCAACGTCACCGGCACGTTCACCGAGCTCGACTTCGCCGTGATGGTCAGAAAGAACCTCGCGGAGGTGCTGTTCTGATGAGCGTTTCCATTCGCCCGACGTGCGTGCACTCGGACGGCTCCGAGCACCCGGCGATCACCAAAGACGGCGGGCGAACCTGGTCCATGTGCGACTGGGTGTCGGTGACGGCCACCCAGACCAGATTTGAGCTAGACACTCAGCGAGCTCAGATGAGGACGTTGTGCGCATGTCCGAAGATCGACGTCACGCCGCGGCCCGACGCCGATCGGGAGTTCGTTCGTGGCGTGACCGATCCCGAATGCATGATCCACGGGACGGAGGGCAGCGATGCCGATCATTACGCGTGAGAACGCCGCGCAGTTTCGCCGGCCGCTGGTGCGGCCTGAACCGGCAGGCCCGCCGGGGGCGTACAAGACGTATTCGATAACGGCGCCGCTGGACACGCACTGGCGGGTCATCACGTGCGAGGAGGCGGCATGCCCGGCGCATGAGCACGGGTTCCGTATCGCCGTGGACGACTCCGGCGGGCTCGGCGCGCAGCAAGCCGGATACATCCGCACACGGTCGGGCCGCCCATTCCGCGAGTCCCGCGAAGCGGGCCTTGCGGTGTTCACCTTTCCGGCAGGCACACAGTGTTTCACCCGGCACCAGAGCCGCCGATCCCGGCCGCCGTTGTTCGTCGTGCGCGGTGGGGACTGGCGGGCGCAGATCGGCCGGGCCAAGGTCCACACCAGCCCGGAGAACTGGGTCGATGACATGCGGACCCACCAAGACCGTCTAGCCACCCAGCTAGGCCGATAGAAAGGACAGCCATCATGGCGAAAGAAGCAGGGTTCCCGTTCACGGTCGAGGTCGATGACGCCGCGGCCGCCGAGCAGGACATTAGCAACGACGTCACCAACCTCTCGTTCGCCACACCCCGCGGCGTGCAAGACATCACCGGGGTCGACAAGTCCGCGATGGAGCGGCTTCTGCTGCTCGCCGACTTCTCCGTGACGCTCAACGGCGTGTTCAACGACGAGGCGGACATGTCGCACGACGTTTTCTCCGACCTCGACGGGGTGCGTTCTTGCACGCTCACTATTTCCGACCAGGTGCTAGCCAACGAGGTGCTGTTCACCGACTACGCACTCACCCGCAATCAGGACGGCTCGTTTACGTGGTCCGCGCCCGGCGTGCTGCAAGACGGCACCGTGCCGAACTGGGCGTGACCGGCAATGGGATATGAGGTTCCGGAAAACATTGTCCGGCTGGTGTTCAGTGACCCGTCGTTTGACGGTTTGGAGGTCGTGTGCCGACTGGCCACGGTCAGCCAAATTGCCGCCGCGGCCCAGCTGACCGCGGTCGACGCGAAGAACATACGCCCCGAGGACGCCAAGTATGTCGAGAACCTCATCGGCGACTTTGCGAACGCACTGGTGTCGTGGAACTGCACACGCAAAGGCGAGCAGGTGCCGGCCACCCGCGAGGGCGCCGGGTCACTGGACCCGCTGTTCACCATGCAGCTCGTCGAGGCATGGCTGTCAGGCTCCGGCGAAATCCTCGCCGAACAAGCCAAGGACGACGCCGAGCTCGAGGCGTCGATCCCGCCAGTTGAGGCGTTCGGCTAAACAAACCGGCCGACGTGTTTGACCCTGGCCAGCTCGGGAGGAGGTGGACGGCTTGGCTAACGAGGTCCGCATCAATGTAACCAGCCGGGACCGCTCTGGGCCGGGCATGGATTCCGCTCGCGAGCGGGCTACCAAGATGGGTGACTCGGTTCGCCGGGTCGGTGAGGTCGCCGCGGGGATTGTCGCGTCGGACGTGTTTCAGCGGATCGCGGGGGCGGCGAAGCGGGCGTTCACCGACACCATCGCGGCGGCGTCGAATC